TATGTTCCTAAATCTGCTATTCCTGAAATCATTAATAGTGCTGCAAGACGAGGTGCTCAAGAAGGTCAATCAAAGGTCTTTAGTCAACTTAAAAACTCTCGTAGTCAACGTTCCAGAGTAGGTTTATAAGAAATGTCTATTACAACAATTGTTAGTTTTATTCGTGTAAAAGATTCATCTGGAACGGTTCAAGATCGGTATCAAAATGGAAAAAGAGATAACATGAACGCTTTAGATAATGGATCAGGTGAATATGTTCAAAATGCAAGCAATATTATTCAATTAGATGGTCAAGATTATTATTATTTACCATTTCTTTATCAAGGTGCTGCAAAAAATAGATCAGGTGACAATTTAGAAGCAGCTCTTGTCCTTGCTAATAATCCACTTGCAATGAATCGAGCAAGAGAAGCTGTTGTTAATAAATGGAGTATTGAAGTGTTTGTTTGTAGGGTTGATCCTGACACACTTGCACCTTTAACAACGTATGGAAGTCCTTATTTAACACAAGATGTTTGGCTTGCTTCTTCTTTAGGGTACGATCCAACAACAATTGAAGTGTTATTGAGTTCTGGTATTGATGCTGTTGGTAGCAATGCGCCTAATAGGGTTTTAACAAGTAGTCTTGTTGGTTTTCTTCCTACAACAGGACAAATTCAAAATAGATGACACCGTTTGAATTTATTGGTCTTCCTTATCGTTTAGGTGCTAATCCTGAACATCATAAAGCTGCTGATTGTTTAACATTATCGAAAGCAGTTTTAAAGTACTACGGCATCAAAAGTCCCTGTCCTACTAGAGATTGGTATAGACGTTTAAGAAAAAATGATTATTCAATTTTTAGAGAACAATTAGAGTTATGGGGAATCAAGACAGAACGTCCTAATATAGGTACTGTTGGCCTATGTAAATCCGAGAGAGGATATGGATTGGCAGTTTATTTCGAGGAAGGATGGCTGAACATAACTTCATACGAAGGGTCGGCGGTGACATGGAACCCCGTAGAGGCATTACAAGTCGAAGAGTTTTATTGCCCCAAGAAGTTGAATTATGTAATCTCTTAGGAATAACAGAAGAAGAGTATTGGTTTTTTGTAGATAAGACAGAAAGTTATAACGGTCAAAGATCAGAAGCTTACGATTTAGTACCTGATATTCAAGCGACTGGTTTAGAGCCTTGGGCAATTCAATTAATAATTGGTGTTGTTTTAACGGTTGTCTCTTACTTGATGACACCGAAACCAAAACAACCTAAAACACCTTCTAGTTTAAAGACAGCAGATGTTTCTGGTCCTAAAAGGTTTTCACCTCAAACAGGTTTTGATTCTGTTCAAGAATTAGCAGAATTAGGAGCAACAATTCCTTTAGTCTTTGCAAATAGAACAGGAGATATTGGTGGAGTAAGAGTTAATGCAAAATTACTTTGGTCACAACTTTTAAGTCTTGGAAAAGGTCAGCAACTAAAAGGTGTTTTTCTTTTATCTTCTGGAACGTTAGGTGTTTTACCTGATTTTGCTGGTTATGCCATAGGAGATACGCTTTTAGAAAACTATACAAATGGAAAACTTGCTCTTTATTACTTAAATGGATCAAGGACAGGTACAAATTCAGGACGATTTTTAAAAGGATCAGATAAGTATTCTGAAGGAACGTTAGAAGAAGAAAGTATTAGCAACATAGCATTGCCTTTGTTGTATTCAGATATGCAGCAAACCTATACAGATCAAGTTTTTTGTGGAACAAGATCACCTAATACTCAAGTTCAATTTGGTGTTTATGATCCTTTACCTAATTCAATGAAGTTTATGCTTCCTTATGAATTAGTTTTAAAAGGAAAAGATGCTTCTAATAAAGGTGATATTGATAAGAAAAGAAATAAAATTAAAACCAGATTTCCCAGATTTGCAGGCGTTCATACACTAAATAATAGTACAAGTGTTGGTAGGAAAAATGTAAATAAAGGGGATATTATTAGATTTACATTAGGAGATATGAATGTAGAAGATCATTATGATTTTGGTCAATGGGGAGTAGAAGATGTTAAATCTTCTGTTAATGCAACAAGAGAAGGTGCTGATGATTCAATAGCAATAGGTGAACAATTTATGATTGGAACGGCACTTGCTATCTGTAAAAACATTGCACAGGATCACTTATGGAAGGAAGGGGTTTATAAAGATTTTGATTTTGAGGTTACCGAATCAGGAGTAATTGATGTAAGAAATTATCATAGACCTCAAGATGTTCATAACTCATTTGAATTACTTATTCCTCAAAAATGTGCAATAGCAACTGTAAGTAATAATAAGTCTTGTGATGTAACAGAAATAGGAATTAAATCAACCGTATGGAAACAAATCACAGGTTTTTCTAATGTTAATAGTCATCCTGGTGATTGGAGATATGGACAACCTGGTGTTGTTAAAGATTATGAAAATGATAATGGTAATATTTCACTTGGAAGCATTAATAAATATATAAAACGTCTTAGCTTCTTTCATTTGTTTGCAAGAGCATTGGGACGTAATGCTGAATGGATAAAATTAAGCGATAAACCTTTTTGTGTAACAGGAAGAACACCTCAAGCTCAATATAATTTTATAAGGATTAACCATGATTTTGGTCAATACGAATATCGGCTTGTACCGTTCCCTGGTAATGAAGCAAAAAGAAATTATGAAAATGAAAAAGTTAATAGATTAGGTGGAGTACATACTGTTCAACTACTCAATACTCCTAATGGTTTTGATGTTCGATTTAATGGGAGTACAGAATATCAATTAGTTGGTAATGAATTATCTAATGAAGAATGGTATTTAAGTGATCTGCCTACTACTACTGATGGAGTAGCCCTTGATTTTAATAGTTTTACCTCTGGAACTATCCCAACAGAAGAAGGTTGGATTCCAACAGGTGATCCAAATATTTTAGATGGATCGCAAGGAGCCAGAAATGAACTTGTAATTGGTGATGATGGTGGTAAAGGCACAAGAGGTGTTTTTTATGAACGAGATGATGATGATCTTCCTGACGAATGGATGATTCAATGGAGAAATAGTGTAAAAGGATGGGTTGAGGGATCTAGGAATGTTTTTCCTTGTTTAATTTCTGGTGGTTACAAATATTGTCTTAGTGATGGTACTGATATTCTGCTTAGGCGTGATGACAACAGAGATGCAGGATTTGCCGCAGTTACTAAATATGAAAGAGGTCAAGTTGACGTTAATCCCACAACTTATAACAACCAATCCGTTACAACTATAAAAAGTGAAAACGGATCAGGTTTAAAAGTAGATGTTTTTGTTTATTCAAAAGATGGTCAAACAGGTTACAGATGGAGCATTGTAAATGGAGGAACTGGTTATAAAACAGGTGACACCGTAAAAATTCCTCATGCAAATGTAACTGTTACTATTTTCAGTGATTCTGCAAACTTAATAACAGAACCTTGGCCTGACGATCAAAACTTAAATCCTTATGATGCTGTTTCTGATTACATTACTTTTGATGCAGAAAGATCAAGTCATTTAGACGGACCAGAGCACGAAATTACTTATGTCAATGAACAAATAGAAGGATCTGCTCAACCTTATACAAACCTTGCTTTAGCAGGTTTAAGGATGAATAGTTCTAAGGAATGGAGTTCCTTTAGTCAACTATCTGCCTACATAAAGGAAGGCATCAAAGTAAAATCCTTGATTCATGGAGATATTCGTTCTACACATTTATTTCCAGATATTGCGTATGCCTTGTTAACAGATTCAATTATTGGAGCTGGTGATCTTATTGGAGAGGTGTCAGTAGATAAAGAGTCAATGACAACAGCAGCACGTTTTTGTGAAGCTAATGGTTTTTTCTGGGACGGTGTGATTACTGAAAGCCAAAATTTAAGAGAATTTATTTATCAGCAAGCATCTTATTGTTTCTTAGATTTTACGATTATTGGAGGTCGTTTTTCTCTTGTTCCTGCTGTTCCTTATGACAGCAATTATGTGATAAAGAATGATGCAAAACCAGAAATAAAAGCTTTATTTACTGATGGCAATACAAAAAATTTAAAAGTATCGTTCCTTTCTCCAGAGGAAAGGCAACTTTTCCAAGCAAAAGTGTTATATCGAAAAGAAAAAGAAAACGGATTTCCAGAAACTAGAGTTGTTGAAGCAAGATTATCTAATTCAGAAGGTGGATCAGAGAAAGATCCAAGAGAAACATTTGATTTATCTGTTTTTTGTACCAGTCAAGAACATGCAAGAGCCTTTGCCAAGTTTGCTTTAAGAGTTAGACAAAAGGTTGATCATGGAATCAAGTTTGAAACAACTCCACAAGCTGCAATGCACTTAAAACCTGGGCAATATTTCAGGTTTTATTCAGAGTCAACACATACCAGTCGTTTTGCTAATGGTGTTATTACAGAAGATGGAGTTATCCAATCACAGTCAATTGTTCTTAATGGAACGTCTATTTATTATTGGAAGCCTGGAGATGCGGAAGTGACTGGACCAAGTGCTATTACAGTTTTTCCTGATGGATATGCTTCTTCTACTTTTAGAGGTTGTGTATTTACTTTGGCTCAAACAAATACATCTGATCGTGTTTATAAAGTTGAAAGTATTACTTATGGAGAGGAAGGTTTTATTGAGATTGCAGGAAGTCACGAACCTTTAACAAGCCTTGGATCGTTAGCTACATTAGACTGGTCAGGAGAAGATTTTATTGTGACTGCTAATGACTAATATTTCTTTCCCTGAAAACATTGCTCCTAGCAGCCGATCTTTTAAAGCGGGGGAGTATCCTCAATCTGTTTTTGAAGCTCAAAATGGAGCAAAAAGCATTATTCGTTATGGTAATAAACAAGTTAACGCAACTTTAACTTTAGGTTTTACAAATATTTCTGATGAAAATGTAATGAGTATTCTTAATAACTATAAGAATGTAAACAGTGAATGGAACTATATAACCTTTAGTAAGACAAAAGGATTACAAGGTACAGATCATAATGGTTTATTAAACACAGTAATTTCTGGTACTTCTAACTATATGGAATCGAGTCTTAGATGGAGATATTCTGCACCTCCAAGCATAACAAGTGTTCAACCTGGTATAAATAATGTCACTTGTTCTTTTGTTGCTTGCCTCGATGGGGACTAGAATAAAGCAAAGGTTTTTTAATTAAGGCAGATGGCTGGTTTTTACTCAGGTCAAGATGGGCGTTTAATCGTAAACGATAGTACCGTTGCTAAAGTACGTTCTTGGTCTTTTACTGCCAATCAAGCTGTTCTTGAAACCAGTTCTTTAGAAGATACTGATCGAACATTAATCCCTGGAATCAGGAGCGTTACAGGTAGTTGCAGTCTTTACTACTATCAAGAAACTGCTGGAGGAACAACAGATACAGGTACATTATTATCTAACTTAATTACTGCTAATAGCGGAAGTGGAGGAGAGCAAGGTGGTGGAACAAAAAGTACAGTCAAGTTTGAACTAAAAGTATTAGACGGAAACACTAATCGTTCAATTACTTTTTATGCCTACATCACAAGTCTTTCAATGACTAATTCTGTAGGAGAAGTTTTATCTGCTGATGTTAGTTTTGAAGTTAATGGAGCTGTTACTGGACTTGACTTCTAAATGGCTATTTATTTTGGTTCGACAGGTTTTGTTGAAATAAAGAGAGATAATGGTCGTGCTTTTAGTTCGTCCTTAGATCCTGCTGATGTTAATACAACAAAGAAAAGATTTAGTGTTGATTTTGCTAGTGGAGCGATATTAACAGGAGATCAAATAATGATCTCGACTAAAGATGATTCAAACTTAGAACTTGTTTCAGGACATAATCATCCTGATGGTCGTTGGTACGTTCATATTGATGATGCTGGAGGAATGAAGCTTTATAACAGTTTTGCTCCTTCTCTTGCTGGTGATTCTTCTACTGCTTTAACCCTTGTTACTCCTTCTGCTGCTAAAGATATAACAATTCAAAGTCAAGGAACAAGATATAGAACCCTTGGCAAAGTTCGAGAATTTGAAATTACAACAACAAGAGACACAATTGACATCAATAGTTTAGGAGAAGATTTTAGACAAAGATATGAACGAGGAATGATTTCTGGTCAAGGGAATATGCAATGTATTTGGCAACACAGAGTATTCCAAGGAGATACTTTAAACATTCTTGAACCTGAATTTCCTGTTTATTTAGCGCAATTAGCAGTTCGTTTAGATCAAGGAGCAGATTTCTTTGGTCGATTTTTTATTTATCACGATCCAGCTCAAACAAAAACAAGTGTTTGGTATGAAGCTGAATGCTCTGTAACTAATGTTGCTATTAATGTTCCTGCTGCTGGAGTTGTAGAAGCAACAATTGATTTTGTAACGACAGGAGATATTGCATTACATACTGGACAACCACCAGCGTATCTACTTCAGGAAAATACAGATAAGATATTGCAAGAGGATGGATTGGGTATTTTACTTGAAGACCCAACCTCTTAGAATGTCTTTAAAGGTTTTAATCATGCGAGGTAGCTGTGGCTGATCTACAAATTACGCAATTACCAGCGATTGCGTCAGGAAGTGTTGCAGCAACCGATCCATTAGCGTTAGCAGATGTCAGCGCAAGTGAAACTAAAAAGGTCACTGTTAAAGATTTAGTTGCAAGAGGAGTTGCTGTTATTGATGCAGCAACAATTCCTGCTACAGCACTGAGTTATCCGTTAACAGCAGGTCAAATTGTTACAGCCACGCTTGCTGACAATGCAGTCACCGCAGCGAAGATTGCCAATACAACAATTACTGCTTCTCAAATAGCAAATAACACAATTACAGCAACACAGATTGCTGCAAATGC